TATCAAGACATCAAATTCACCAAGTCTTAAATCTCTCAATATCTCCACTCTCTCTATCGATTTGACATCACTGTGCAAATATCGAACCCTTATTCCTTCTTGGAGCAAATAGTCGCACAAATCCTCCGCCATTCGCTTTGTTAGAGTAGTGACTAACACACGCTCATTCTTCTCAGTCCTTTTTTCAATCTCTTTTATCAAATCAGGAATTTGAGAGTCTATCGGTCTTATATGAATTTTTGGATCAAGCAGTCCCGTTGGTCTTATAATCTGCTCAACAATTTGAGAAGATGTATCAAGCTCAAAATCAGATGGTGTCGCTGATATATATATTTTTTGTCCAACCTTTGAGAAGAATTCTTCATTCTTAAGCGGTCTATTATCTTTAGCGCAAGGAAGCCTGAAACCATAATTTACAAGAGTATCTTTTCTTGCCTCATCTCCGTGATACATCGCTTTTAATTGAGGTAACGTCACGTGAGATTCATCAACAACTGTCAGAAAATCTGTTCTGAAATAATCCAGCAAAGTTGCAGGTGCGCTTCCGACTGCTCTTCTCTCAATTATTCTTGAATAATTTTCAATCCCTGAGCAATATCCCATCTCTTTTATCATCTCAATATCATACTTAACACGCTGTTCTAAGCGTTGAGCTTCTAAAATTTTGTTTTCATCATACAATTCTGTCAACCTGTTTTGAAGCTCTGTTCTAATCATTGCAAGAGTTTCTTCTTGATTTTCATCATTAGAAAGATAATGCACCGCAGGATATATAATAGTCTTTTCTGCCATCTCTAAAATTTCACCTGTCACAGGGTCAATTCTGACAATCTTTTCTATTTCATCTCCAAACATACATATTCTTGTGACAACTTTTTCATAAGCTGGCATAAGCTCTATTACATCTCCTCTGACCCTGAAAGTTGAATGCTCCAACGTTAAATTGTTTCGCTTATACTGAACGCTGACTAAATGTTTTAACAGCTCATCTCTGTCAATCTCATCTCCTACTTTTATCTCAACAGAACCTTTAAAATAGTTTTCTGGCAATCCTAAACCGTATATACAACTAACAGATGCAACGACAATTACATCATTTCTTTCATACAAACTTCTTGTTGTGTTATGTCTTAATCTGTCTATTTCTTCGTTTATACTTGCGGATTTTTCAATATAAGTATCTGTTCTAGGAATATAAGCCTCTGGCTGATAGTAATCATAATAGCTTATAAAATATTCAACCGCATTGTCTGGAAAGAGTTCTTTAAATTCGTTATATAGCTGAGCCGCTAACGTCTTGTTGTGCGCAATTATCAAGGTCGGCTTTTGGATTTGCTCAATCACGTTTGCAATAGTAAACGTTTTTCCAGAGCCAGTTATACCTAATAGAGTTTGAGTATCATCTCCATTTTTTAGACCTTCAACCAACTGCGCAATTGCTTTTGGCTGATCACCTGCTGGTGAATATTTTGAATTTATCCTAAATTTTCTCTCCATAATAAAATTATAACCTGTAAATACTGAATTGAAAATGTGTGTTTAACGTTTCTATTTACGCTCACATCTGTTTGATTTATAATAAACAAAAGTAGAAAAATAAAGAGGTAAAAATGTTTAAAGATATCATATTAACAGACACGCTATCTGCTATTGAACAAGCGATACAATCAAAAGAATTAGGTCAAATGGAAAATCTAGAAGGTGTCAACCTTGTTGTTGAAAAGCCAAAGAATCCTGATTTCGGAGATTTTGCACTAAACGTATCAGCACTCGCTAGAAATGCAAAAATTGCACCGCCAATGATTGCAAACGCTGTATGTGCGCACTTGAATTCCACAAACTATACAACCTCTGTAATTGGTGGGTTCATAAACTTCAAGCTATCTGATGAAACGCTTGTGAATGTAATCAAAGAAATATTAGAGAAGAAATCAACTTATGGTAAACCTGAAAACATCGAAAAAGAAAGAATAATTCTTGAATATGTATCTGCAAACCCAACAGGTCCATTCCACATCGGTCACGGAAGATGGGCAAGTATGGGAAGTGCGCTAGCTAACCTTCTTAAATTCTACGGGCATGAAGTTTATCAAGAATTCTATATAAATGATGCAGGAAGTCAAATCCAAAAATTAGGTCGTTCTCTTAACATTAGAATCAAACAAGAACTTGGCGAAGATGTTGATTTTCCGCAAGATGAAGAAGAAAGAAAAAATTATTACGCAGGTGAATATCTCATACCTGTTGCAAAGAAATTCTTAGAAGAAAATAAGCCAACTGATGACATTGAAGTTTTGTCTAATTATGCTAAAAAGTATATGGAACAAGTTCAAAAAGATTTGTTAGAAAAGTTCCGTGTACATTTTGACAATTTTTATTCAGAGCTTAGCCTTCATAAATCAGGTAAAGTTGATGAATGTTACAATCAACTAGAAAAGAATGGCAAACTCTATAAAAAAGAAGATGCTATCTGGTTCAAATCTTCTGAATATGGAGATGACCAAGATAGAGTACTTAAAAAAGCTGATGGTTCAAACACATATCTCACAGCTGACATAGCTTACCACATTGATAAAATTGAGCGTGGGTTTGACAGACTCATAAACATCTGGGGTGCAGACCACCACGGATACGTTCCTAGAGTGAAAGCCTCAATAGAAGCGCTTGGATATGACCCTAACAAATTAGAAGTATTGTTAGGACAGCTTGTAAACCTAATTATCAATGGTGAAGAAGTTCGTATGGGCAAACGTAGAAAAATGGTTACACTTGAAGAACTTATCGATGAGGTTGGAGTTGATGCAACTAGATTCTGGATGGCAATGAGAAGTATAGATACAACTCTTGATTTCGATATTGAGCTTGCAAAACGCTCTACTGACGAAAACCCTGTGTTCTATGTCCAATACGCTCATGCCAGAGCTTGCTCTATTTTGAGAAACGCAACAAAAGAAAAAGTGAATGCTGAAACAGGCGAAACTTCTCCTGCTCCTATGACAGAAGAAGAACTTCAAAACACTCTTCAAAACGTTGACACACAAGGTATGTTAAAAGCCGTTCCAACTGCTAAAAAGCTTATTCTTAAACTTGAAGAATATAAATCTATGATTTCATATTCTGCTCAAACAAGAGCTGTTTACACAATATGCCGTTATGTCCAAGATTTAGCTAGCGAATTCCATTCGTTCTACAACTCAAACAGAGTAATCTGTGAAGATAAAGAGCTTATGAAATCAAGGCTTTGTCTGATATATGCAATAAAAATCGTATTGCAAAGCGCCTTAGATATACTTGGTGTAAACGCTCCCGAAAAAATGTAAAAAAAATAGCCGTCTTTTATATAAGACGGCTTTTATAATATATTGTATATTTGAGAGTTTTTATTTTATACGCCAATAATACTCTGTTAAATAACTTCCTGCATCAAAAGGGTGTTCTAAAAACTTGCTGTCCCTATCGCTTTTAATCTGCGAAAATGTAGGCACATCAACTATACTTGTACCCTCTTTGAAAGAGAGGTTGTATATGTTGTACAAGAACCATTTGCATCTTCTCTCATCTACAAACAAATGTCTTTCACCACGTGAATTGCGAACCTTTGCATTGAAGGCTGAAATTCTATTTAATATTGGTGGATTGTAGTTTCGCAAATGGAATTTGACCTGTTTTCTTTCATATCCACTGTTACATAATACTTTTCTCATTATTGCATAATTTGTATATTCACTTTGGGTTGACCGATTGTCACCAGAGGCATCTCCGTTGATTATAATATCTGATTGATGGTTTGGGTATCGTCTTATAAACTCTTTTATGCACTGCTCCGTTGTCGTTTTTTCAACTACTATTTCATCAAAGTAATACACGTTTTCATCATCAATATAAGCAAGTAGCCAGCACATAGGATCAACATTGAAATCGCAAGTAATATGAATTGGTAAATTAGGCACATACTTAAAATGTTTAAGATTCTCACAAGAGAACCCTTTCACAACAAGTCCACTAGAATAATCTCCGAACTCACCAAGTACATTTATTTTGTAATACTCCTCATCAAAACTATCTTTCAAGGATTTGATAAAATGCTCTGGCAAATAAATATTATTTGTCGTGGGCGCAATGATAAGCCGATAATTTTCAGATTTCTTCTCCACAAACCTCCGCCAAATCCAACCCTTGTCAGATTGAGGGTTTGTATGTCCGAACAATCGATAGCGAAAATCTACCCAATCATCACCACGGTAAGTGTTTCTTAAACGTCCAAGCAATTGTTTAAAAGAAGCATCATCTATTTGAGATGCTTCTTCTATCTCCGCCCAATGCAAATTCAGAGATTTAAACCTTTCAGGATTATCAAAAGCTGAAAACAAAATCTCTGAGCCATTCTTGAATTTTATAATCTTGTCAACTTTGTTGTAATCATAATGAATATTCTCCTTGTAGCCAAGCAAATTCAAGTGTTCTAGATATGTGACTAATGTGGTTTTTCGAACGAGTTCATACTCTTTCGCTCCGACAAGTCCTCTTGAACCTGCGTATTTTTTAGCAAGCATTATTCCAAGCAAAGCTCCACACCAAGTTTTGCCACTTCCATAACCACCTTGATATATTGCAACATCTAATGGGTAATTATGAGGGATTTCTATAAACTCCTTTTGTTTATCAAGCAGTTTGTAATTAACCACTTACACCTCTGTCAATCCATCAACATATCGTTTTAAATATTCGTATATATATTGAGTTATCACAGGGACGTATCCTATCAAAATATTTATTAGCGTATTTACCAATTTGTTTTTCGTTAAAAGATTTGAGTTTATAAATTCAATAACCGCATTATCAACCTTAGCTTTCTTCTCATCTCCTGACAATCCACTCTTTACCTGAGAGATAATTTGAACCTTTATATAGGTTAATAACTTAGATATTCGAACTTCTGAAAACACAGTTTTAAAATCTTTTTTAAAATTAATCAATGAAAAAATAGACATTTAATTATACTCCTTATAACTTGTATACACTATGAGCTTGCAGGCACACCGCACACTCTCCACCAAATTCCATTAGGAGCGCTTGCGGACGATTTTGTATTCGTACAATTTATGGTTATATAAGTTGGCATGATTTGTGATTTTGTGCCAACACTACAAAAGAACCCTGAACTTGCACACGATGCTATTTTTGTGAAATATCCATTTTTGAATTTCACAGGAGATGCAAAATACATCGAAACTGTTGAATTAGATGCGATATTATCTGTGTAAGCGTAAAATCCGCCACACTCTGCCCAGACAGCCGTTGTTTTCTCTGAATTTGAATAATACACACGTGACCATTCTGTGTCTGATATTGTATGGGTTACGTAAAGATTTCCCTCTTGAAATGGTGTATCTGTCAAATCAGAATTAGCTTTCTTCTCTAACAATGTGTCAATCTCTGACGATGTGTAATAACCAGACAAATCAACGCCTACATCAGACAGTTTTGAATCAACTTCACTTTTTGTATACGCTCCAACTTCATTTGCTGTCACGTTATGCGGATTGCCTGATAAAGTTTTTCTATGCTCATCTATAGTTTTTTCAACCTCTTGGGTTAATTCTTTCACATCAGAAATATCCTCAGACAAACTAGATATTTTATTATCTACCTCATTTTGTGTGTAAGCTCCCACCTGAGTCGATGTTACATTGTGAGGATTTTCCATATCTAATGTGTGATATTCAATAGTTTGCTGAGAGATTTCTCCTGCTTTTTCGGCAACCTTGTTGCACTCAGACAGAACTTGTTGAGCAGAGCTTAGATATGTTGCGCAATTATTCACATAGTTTTTAGCTTGCTCTGCATACTCTGATGCAATCTTTTCATAATATTGCGCATTGTTGTTAGACACCTGAATAACATTTGAGGTGTTTTGCTTTCTTGTTGTATTTATCTCATTTGACATTACACACCTTCTACTTTCTTTGGAAACACCACTATATCATTAGTTTTGCCATACCCATTGTTTGCTATAAACAACGTATCTTCATAGGAATCATCATCGCAAATCTTTATTCCATAATGATACACTTGATAATCCTCATCATCTGGAACGCTAAGCATATCTGTAAAATTAGACGTCAAAACAAATCTCACAGTTGATTTATAATTTGTGTTCACAGAAAGCTCAGAGCCTATTGTTTTTCTATTCTCATCTTTAACCGCAAAAAACACAGTATAATCTTTATCTGTATTCAAACCTTTGACAACAACTTCACCAGTGTCGCCCTGATGAAGATAAATTGTCCCATTTTCATCTATATCTATCGACATACTACACCTCAACTAACTGTTTTCTCAACTCTTTTATCTTAGAATTGTAATAATCTAACCACGTTTCGCCTGTGCTATCATCTTTGACAGAAGGCTCACAAATTGCTCTTATACGCTTTTCATCTAATTGTTCTATCTTATCTAATATCAAATTGTATTCGCTCTCTCTTTCAAGCTCCTTTTGATGTTCAACAAACAAATCTGAATTTAAATATTCAGAATAAAGCATACAGTCATCTTCTAATTCGCCTACCTTTTGGACATAATCTAGCGCAAACGTCCTTGTATTGATTATTTGTTTAAATCTATAATCAGGTACAATCTTCCAAGCACCGTTTGTAAACACTGGCGCTTCGTTTTCCTCACAATCAGGCGGAGCAATCAATGTGTAATTCGGTGGATAAATAAATTCACCACTTCTTTTTGGGTTTTTCTGTGCCTCTTGCTCTGTTATAAAAACACCCGTTTTCATATCGTAAATATATATTTTCATAAATTTTTCTCCTAATACTTAATCACAAAATTCACAGCCAACGCAGGCGGTTGAACAATTGCACTCTCATCAGAATAAATAGGGTTATACATACTAGCATCAAATGTCATCAAAGGGTTAGATGCAGATTTGTCGTGACCCTTACCATAGCTTCCACCTTTCGTGCCAGCGATAAATGCACCGCTCACAGAGCTTGAACCCTCTGTACCTGCCAATCTAAACCCACCTTTTATGTTAGGTAGTTTTGATGTTAGATAAACTCCTAAATTAGATTCACTCACTCCAAACAAGGTTTTGTTTCTCAAATCAGGCAAGGAGAATTTCTCATCATCTTCTCCTCCAAACATTGTGCCGATTACAGCGTACAAATCTTCAAAATCGCTCACCAACACCTCTGAGCCATCACACAACAAAAACCCATCTGGAATAGACGATGTGACACACGGCAAAATCATGCCTGTTTGTATAAAAGATTTCTTATAATCTAAAACAGCATTGACACTTGTGTTCAAGGTTGCAACTTTTGATGAAAAGTTTGCGGTGTCTGATTTTATACTCTCAGACAGCGTGGATATTTGCTCTGCTAAATAACTAAAATTGTTATTCATATCCCTTGAAGAAGCAAGTGAGCCATATTCTATCTCTATCAAACTCATATTCACTCCTTTCCGCCAATTATGGCATCGTAAATCTTATCGACTTTTTTCTGCATATCAGAAATCTGTTCTTTTAAATTATTTGATTCTTCTTTTGTCATATACTTTTGAGAAACTTCTTCAAGCACTTGTCTGTGCTGAATTTCCAGCTCTTGTGGCGTTACAAACAAATTGTATTGAAATAACATCACAAACACGATTAACACAATCGGTGCATAACGTGTTATCAACTCTTTGTCCATAAATTCCTCCTTAGAATTAATAACTGTATCTTGTCTTTCGTCCGCATAAGCGGGATATACTTTTCCGTAACGGACAGTGAATGTCGCAATTCAAACTTTAACGACTCATTTTGAGAGCGAAGCTCTTTTATTGTCGATTGGCTCTCAAAAAACTTCTTTAAACCACTCAATAGCTTAAACATAGAACTCCTCCTTATGCATTTAATCCGCTACCATTTTCTTGAGGTACACCATCTTGAGTTTGCTCATTTGTTTGTTGAACATTCTGGATTTGAGAAGATATATCTAAAAATCGCTCTGGATTTTCAACGCCTTTTTGCTCAAAATACCAAAGAAATATCTCTTGAACATTCAATGGAATATACTGCGCGAACTTCTCTACCGCTTGAATTACCATATCCGCAGTCGCAATTTTTTCCGTCAACATACTCCTATCTGAATACGTGTATTTGTAATCTGCTTGACGAATATTATCATCTATCAAT